TTCCAGACGCTGTAATTGCACCTGTAGTAAGGGATGTTGGGTTTATACCAAACTCAAATATTGCATTACTGCCATCCCTACCAAAGAGGCGTTTGTCAGCAGTATTCTGAGCTATTTCATAGGCTTCAAGATCAGAAGTAGTAGGTGTATCTCCCGCACCACCCGTTTCTCGCCTTACTTTAATTCGTACTGCCATCTACGTCACCATTTGACTCTGTGCGACCAATATCTCGCACTAAAAAAATCTGGGTTAGGATCTTGTGCATTATGTCTTGCGTAATAAGACTTTCTGCGTTCTTTGTCTTTCTTAGACTTGGGATTTTTACCCGCACCTGTAACGCCCTGCTGACCAAATCTTATCAACTTGGTCTTGTCGCCTTTCTTAGCAACAACAACATGACTTTTAGTGGGGTGATTTGGAGTCCTCTTAGCTTGGTTAAAAGCAGAGACTCCAGCTTTCTTGAGTTTAGGATCTTTAGCCATTAGATGAAAGAAGGGGGCAAAGCCCCCCTCTATGCCTCATCTTATACGTCTGGAACGCAGAGGATAAATCCTGCTTCTGGACGATAGGCTTGCACACCATACAGTGTGTCAGCAGTGTAGAGCGTAGATAAATGCTCTTGCTTGTATTGAGTCTGTGACCTTACAGCCATCTGCTCGGCAAGCATAATTGCATCCTTGTGAATAAGGTATGCACCGCGAATATCTTTAGCTCCAGAGCTATTGCTACCTGCATCCTCAATAACTGGGCAGTTGGATGATACATAAATATCAATTCCATATAACTGACCAATTAAGCCACTTTGAGTGGTTTGAGGTGAGGTAAAGTCTGCGCTTACATAACGCTCAATACCCATAATTGCAGATCGCAAAGTAGGTGGAATAATAAACGAACGATCCGTCATAGGAACGTCATTATCATCCATCTTCTTAATCAGAGCGCGAAATCCTGCGTCTGTAAATACGTCTGCTGCTACAACGGTATCGTCAGTGTATGCGGTCAGACCACTGGACGCATCAACAAAGAATGAGTTGGCGTTTTCAAAAGCTGTACCAGCAGCGGTAGAGCCGTCAATAACGACAGTCATATCTAGTGTGCTTGTGCCAAAGCCTGTACCTGCACGAAACAGATCATCATCGACCTGCTTTGCAAGCGCATAACCAGCGTCTTCTGTGTAGAACGCTCTGAGACTCGCTTGAGCCTGTACTTCTACAATATCTTCAATCAGCCGTGAATACTCAAAATGACGGTTAATAGTAACCTGCAATTCGGTTTCAAGGCTTGCTTGAATTGTTACCGCAGTGGCTTCTGCTTTAGCATTAGCACTTCCGCGAGTTGGTTTGGGTACATGAATTACATCGCCCTTTGAACCAGAAAAGTTCAAAACTTTTACAAGAGGAGCCATTTTGAGGTTCTTCTCATAAGCAGCGATTACTTCGTCACTCCATATTTCAGGAATAAACGTACCAGCAGCAGTCTTATCTATAGCAGCATTAGCTGTAAAATAAGTACCTGAAGTTTCATTAGCCATCTAAGTCACCTTATCTGACACGCTTCTCCGCATAGGCGAGTCTAAACTCTGGCTCCATACTTCGATAACGCTTAGGGTCAGTTTTCATAAGTTCAATAATATCTGCCCTACGATAGATCTTTTTACCAGGTGTTTCAGTGCTTCCAGTTGCTCCACCAGTAGATACCTTTTTCAAAGTTTCTTTTCTGACATTTTTCTCAGAACTGTCAGTTGTCTTAGACATTGACTGTAATTGTTTCCAGTTAGAGAACAACTCATCAGCCGCAGCCGAATCAAATTGCTGATCTGCTCTAGTTAACAACTCTGTTCTGATCGGACTACCTTTGACCCAATTTACGAAATTAGAGTCTTGGATAATGTCAGAAACATCTGGATGCTTTTCCAGTAAAACTTGCTTTGCCTGATTTTGCTGTATTTGTAAGGTAGTTTGCTGGGCCTCTTTTATGAGGGGGTGATTAGCAATCTTATCCTCTACAGCCTTATCTGGGTCTGCAAAAAAATCCACCTCTTGGGCAGGTTCCTTGGCTTTATCATTACTGGATTGATTAAGAATAAAGTCATCAACTACCTTCCTAAGCTCCGTAACTTCTTGCTTCGCGCCGCGAAGCTCTCCTAACTCATTACCTTGATTACCAAGTTTAGATTCTAATTCTTGGTGCATCTTAATGAGATCAGCAGGAGACTTATCACGATACTGCTCTGGAACTTCTGCTACCTCTTCTTGAACCTGAGGCTCATCAGAGACAGAAGCGTTAACATCTTCATCTACCTTAACCGGATCTATAATTTTCGCCATCATTAAACTCCTAAGACCTTGTATTGGCTACCCATTGGATTCTCTAACCCGCAGGACGTTTACTCGGCTGCCTTACGTTCTAATGCTATCTTTTCTTCTCTTTTCTTTACCCACTTTTCAGAAGCAGTAGGAAAATGCCCACTACATCCATCAAGGTGAAAGATCGGAGCAGAAACGATTCGTTTTGCAATTTTACCGCATAAAGGACAATCTAAAACATCTGTTCCATGTGGAACAAATCTTTCAAAGGTATGACCATCAGCACATTCAAAGTCACGAACTAACATCAGACCACCACTGTAGATTGCTACCCTCTTCGGTTTTTGCCATCTCTGCTGTAGTCTCAAGACTAAGCAAGATATCTATAATCTCTAATTTTCCTTTATTTTTATATAACATTTCAAGTGTATGCGCTGATTGTAGATCATTGTTGATCTCTCTCAACTGTTCTAAATCTTCTATGACTTTCTTCCAACCTTCAGTTAAAAACATCTCTTGGAAGATTTCATACTCATTTTCTTCCATTAGTTAGGCTGCGCTTCTGGCTGTGAAACCTGTGGGGCCTGTACAGCTTGTGGAATAGTAGGAGTTTGAGATGCTTGTTGCAGATTTAACTGTTTTTCTCTGAGCAATCTGTCAGTTACTTTCATGCGGCGTTCAAACTCTTTATCGTCAGCATCACCTACCGCAAGGTTCTTGGTAGCAGCGTTAATCTGATCTGTCTCGAGTTCAACTGGTATTGCTCTAGTTTCTGCCTCCAGTTTCTTAGCCCTAGCTTGTGACTCAACTGCCTGACCAGCAAGAGCTGCGCTTTGTGCGCCTTGAAACTGTATTTGTGACTGTAGTTGTGCCTGTGCTGCCTCTTGAGCCTGTGGATTAGGCTGAGATGCCTGTGCAATAACCTGTACAAGCTGTTCACGATTAGAGATGTTCATATTATCTATAATTGACTGAATAAGAACCGGATACAACGGTGAGTCAGTTCCCATCGTCTGAAGCAGTTGTACAAGCTGCGTGACCTCATATTCTCTGGCTATAATGCCTAGAGAGCTTGTGACCTGAAATCTGTAGTCATTTACGGGATACATTTCAGGCTCAAACTGCATATATCGATGAGCCACCTTAGTAACAAACGGTATTAGAAAAGACTCTTGGAAGTTAATCAGGGTGCGCTTTGTTCGTTTTATAATAGCCCCCAGACTCATTGAGATCCCCGCTGCGGTAGCTTCTCCATTTATAGAGCCTGGAATACCCGCAGAATCTATCGCTCCTGTAGCGGTCTGTACCATCTTCTGAAGAGCGTCTGCTTGAGCAAAGGTAATCTGTGAAACTGTGCCAAAATTAAATGGCTGCAAAACTTCCTGTGGATTGCCGTTGGTTAAAAGCAGCTTACCTGGTCTGACTTCTGGTTGTGTGCCTCTAGGAATGCGAGTTGCATCCATAGCCATCATTGGGTGAACAGTTAAGGCAAGAGCATCAATCCTAGCTCTCATCTCAGCATCCAAGGCTTTTTGCGAGTTATAGCCCTTTTCACATATTCCTCTACCCCAGAACCTTCCAGGCACTATATCCCAAGGAAACGCAACAATAGGTCTATCACCCATCATAAAGTTGTTTCGTTCTGCTTTTAGGCATATACCCCCATTAGCTACAACAACAATAGCCTCGATATACATACCGTCGTCTTCTTCAGCCTCAAACTCCTCTTCAAGCTCCATAAGCTCTTTAGGAACGAGGCCGTAGTATTTAGTAAGACGAATCTTGTCTTCTGGCTGTTTAGACAGTTCGGGGTCTGCGTCTATATCAGATTCTTGATAAGCAAGGGTTATGTCTACGTCCTTGTAGACACCGACCTCTTGGAGTTGCTCAACCTGATGATAAGGCACGTACTCATCTACGGCCACGCCTATTGCCTCTTCAATAGAGACTGCAACAGGATCTATCAGGAAATTTCTTGGTTGAATAGGTTTAAGCCTACAAATGGTGCGAGTCGCAATATTCACGCCAACTGCTGTCATTTGTCCGTCCATAACGGGTTGAGTAGCAGGTTTGGCTTCTTTTACCTCTTCAATTACGATTTCTGCTATGCCTGTACCGTATACAGCAGCGTTAATAAGGCATTCGGCCACGCCCTTACGAACTCTAGTCTGGCTAAAATCTTTGTGTAATTGATTGCGTAGATAGGCTATATCAGCGGTTTCTTGATCTCTTAAATCGTCTTTAATGTCAAAAAACGACCCGCGACCAAAGGTAGCCTCTTCAATCTCAGAAACACCAGACTCCACAGCTTGCTGTAAAGCAGGAGATACAAGGGTAGACCGCTCAGACTCTCTGGTTTTGTCTTCGTCAGAAAATTGACCCCTAAACAGGCGATTGTACTCATCAAACTTTTTTTCATAGGCGTTTGAATAAAAGTCACGCCATGAATTGCATTTGTCCATAACCCAAGAGCTTGCTGATTCTTGGTAGGCAAATGATTCTTTCTCAATCATATTAGTACCCTGCTACGCTGTCTAAAACGTCAAAGGTGTCTTCTTCAAAGTGCGTAGAATACGCTACCTTGGCAAGTTGGTCTATATATGCTAGGGAATCAACCATATCGTCATGTGTAAGCACATCAGGAAACTGAAATAGCTCATCCATAAATTGATAGTTCCAATCGCCCTTATTTAGTGCAATTAAACCGTTTTCAAACCTGCCCTGTAACGCCCACATAACACGATCTACTTTCTTGCGATTACCATGTGTTAGCTCAACTACATGAAAATATCTGGCATACTTAGCCATCAAATCACTTAGAGGACTCATAACTGCTTGTTTTGCAATGCCTTTTTCTATTCCTACTGATACAGGTCTATATTCTTGTACAGCTTGAAATATCTTTACTGCTGTTTGATCTAGCGTCCAGCGACCCACAATCATGTCAGCAACCCACCAACCATCCTGATTTACCTTAACTACAGCAATAGAACTGTTATCTAGGTTTTTGGTTTTGTTCTTTTTGCCCATTTCCTCAAAACCAGCAAGGTCTATCGCTATGTAGTAATCACCTTGAGGTTCATGCTCATCAAAATATACCCAATCTTCTTTGAACATCTCAGAGCCACGGGCCTCAAAAGACGCCATAAACTCTTGCCTAAAGGCGTATGAGGACATCGATTTTTTTGCCCGATCTATCTCTTCTTTCTCAATAAGGTTGTTGTCATAGCTGGTGTAGTGCCATGCAGCAAAATCAGGATCATCACCTATTTGGGCATTACGATACAGGTCATAGAAGTGATTACGACCCATAGGAGTTCCGATAAATAAAGCAGGAGCAGATCTGTCAGCCAGTGCAGGTCTTAATATAAGTTCCCAGACATCAGGTTTCATGTCTGCGTACTCATCCATAACAAGGTAAGACAGACTTACACCCCGCATGGTTTCTGGTCTGTCAGCACCTTTCAGAGAAATGATTACGTCATTAAGCAAAGTAATCTGCATATTGTTGACATGGGAGTTCTTGATGACATCTTTGCCGACATCGAGGAGAAGATTCCACATGATGTCTCTGGCTTGCCCCTGAGTAGGAGCTACATAGAATACATGGCCTTTGTCCGACTGTAGGGCATTGACCATTATCAGATAGGCTGCAAGGCGCGATTTGCCTGT